CATAAGTTATTGATGACGAGGCATCAGTAGCTGTAAATATAGAAAATTGTCGATAATAAAAAAATAAAAATATTTTAAAAAATAAATAAAATTAGTTTAAGATTTAGTATTAAGTGATGATGATATTAGGTATATCAATGATTAATCGATTCTGGAACCTTTGTAAGTAAAGTTTCCTGTATGTTAGATAATCGATAATAACAACAACTCTATTAGCAAGGTATCTTTTAATAGGTATCTATATATGGAAATGATGGAAGAGTTGTTGATAATTTAAAATAAAAAAGTTGATTTTTAAAAATATAGTCAATTTTTAAGTCAGGAATGTATTAAATATTGTACAGGCGTAAACAATATGGTAATTGAAGGATTATATGGATTTATCCATAAAGAAGAGGCTACACCTTACTAAATATTAGTATAGTATTTTAATTCGAAGAAGAACCACAAATAACCGTTTTTTGGTCCAAAATCCAAGACACATATCAACGATCGTTATTGTTACTCATAAGTTATTGATGACGAGGCATCAGTAGCTGTAAATATAGAAAATTGTCGATAATAAAAAACTTTCGAATTATTACATGATCCTCAATCACCTGTTCGGGTTGTTGTTGCAGATAATTTAACGTACATTATCTCCCCGTACGCAGTGTATTAAAAATAAAACATAGAGAAATACAATATTATTAGAATTCCCACCACGATAAACTTAACAAGTAATGGGTATGAATGTTATGAATACTGTTTAGGTCATTATTTCTCTTAAAGGATAAATAATTACCCATTACACAACTTTCCAATTGTAGATAGAAAAACTTTCGATGACTCCTAAAAGACTTAAAATAAAGCAACAACTATTATTGCGTTAGTTTAAAATTAAGACGGGAGTGGACATGCACAAATTGGTATAGGCTTATTTGATGAAGTTTTTGTAATTAAATCTGTAAATTTTGATAGATATGCACCAATAGATAGAAATAAAATATTAAAATAATATTATCAAAATGAAGGATTATATAGCAAATATAATGAGAATAATAAAGACATAAAATTTTTCGAGAATCACCCATTGTTTTATGCTGCCATGGGATCCATATGTGATAATCAATATGCAACATTATAATATACGAGATATGAAAGACAAGTATGGTAAGCAGACAATGATTGTTTCTTCCAATTCTTTTTTAGAAATTATGAGTAATCATTCCAAATAGAATCATATCCGTTAAAAGTGTAATATAATGGGGAAAAGAAAAAGAATATGTTTTTCCAAAAAGATAATTATGTAATTGGAATGATTAAGCCTGAAGACTGTGAATTCATTCTGTATGAACCTGAAATATGTTAAATAGATAAAATAAAAGAAACCAATTAATAAGAATGGACAAATCAGATTATTAAATAATACAGTGTCAGGGAATACGGTAAAGTTTATAGAAATAATAAATTTTGTTATGATCATTTAAATGGCAAAATAATTGTCCCACCATCAGGATTTTGTATGATAAATTCCCTATTATAACTGATAGATTTTTCAGATTAGGAGAATTTTGACATAACTAGTTACGTAGATGTATTAAAAGCCTACCACAAAGATGAATGTTTAAGTCATGATAAGGTTTAATAAGCTTGTGCTGATTTTGGTATCAAGATGGTATATATTTAGAATTAATAAGACATGTAAAATTTTAAATCAAATGTTCCTTGTTTATTATCTATTAAACAGCAAGGAAATCTTTTCCACGTATGTGCTTTCGTTGTCCGAAAATTCAAGTATTTTAGATTCTATGAAAATATGTGCAGTCAGTAATAACAATAATAATAATAATAATTTAAAGATATCAATAGAGCCACTAAAGTATCAAAAAGTAAATAAATGAAGATTGATATCAAAAAATAATAACGGGGATCTACAAATAAAAACATCAAAATGAATTAATTAATTAAACGTGGAATAAAAATACATGACAATAAAAGTGATTTTAAATTAGATTTAGACTTACATTAGTTGAAGCATTAATAAGTAGAGAGTAAAGAAGAAAAAATTATTTTAAATGAACTCCCCGAAGTATCAGAATATTACCGCATGACAGAATAATACAGGAATAGCATTTTTAAATCAATAAGATTGTCTTTATAATAATACATGCCAGGCATTGTATTTACTTTGCCGAAAAATAGTACTGATGATTTAAAATGTTTATAGTGGATCAACGAGATCGAAAAGGAAATATACCATAAGGAATAACTAACCTAATGGATAATTAACTCTGAGTGCTAAGTTAGATTGCTATCTAAATTTTGTAAGAATATGTTTCCTAATTATTGGTTTAAGGAGCCAACCACTTATTCAAAAGAATGGTAATAATCATTTAACCATTGTTTATTTGGAATGTAATCACTGAAAGAAGAAGGTGTATAATTAACATAAGAACAATTTCTAGAGAAAATAAGTGCCATTAAAAAAGATCAATTTTAAAAATAAAGAACTTATCAAATAAATAAACTTAGAA